TTCTATGTTAGATAAAATATCTTCATACTTTTTAATCGTACCTTGAATACCATCAAGATATATGACAGGAGTTTTAATACCATTTAAAATAAAGAAGTTAATTGATCTTACTGATGCCTTTGCACCACTTACAGATCCTTCGATGTTTCTTGCTAATAAATCTTTGTAAGCATATTCCTTACCTGACTTCGAAGTAAAGAAATCGTTGTTTGGAAACATCTGTAAATATACACCTTGCTTCCATTCGGAATCAGAAACCTTTTGCATCTTTTCAGCAGGGTATACAATTTCAATCTCAAACTCTTGATAGAATATGGCAAAGAATAATTCAATACCTCGAGCGGTACCTTTTGAACGATATAGATCAAGAATATTTTTAATAATAAACTTAATAATATCAGCTTTAAGTGGAAGATCAGCAAGAAACTTTTTCTTAAAGAATATAATCATATTCTCTAATGTTGTATCAATATCTTTCGTCTCGAATAATCTTCTTTGTTGATAGATATGTTGGTTCTCTTGCGTTTCAGAGAACTTATAATAATCTTCTACTAATTGAACAAGCTCAGGTCCATCTTCCCTGTAAATAGCGGGGAACTGATTCTTAATGAATAGCGATAGATTTTTTTCTAAATCACCCTGAGGCATTATTTTTCTCTCTTATTAATAACTTGATGTTGAGGTAGTTGATATTGGTGTTTGGAATTCTTCCAAATCCATTGTGACCTTAACATCTGTATCTCTTAATATAAACACTCGTCCTTTTGGTGCAGCAACATCGTTATCAACCGTCTTGGCAGATACTTTAATTGCACTGCCTGTAAATGTTTCTACTTTAAAGTTTGTTAATTTAACTTCACCTTTATCATAATCAACTGTACCTGCAGTTGGATTAATAATCTGTGGATTAGTTGCTTCATCAGTAATGATCATAATATTACCCATACCATCGTCTTGGAAAAATACACAAGTACCAGCAATGTCAAACGGTGAAGATTTAATCGCAGGTTTAAAAGTTGAAAATCCATTAGATGCTTGATAAGCATAAGGACGAATAAGATTAGTTTCAAATCTAAATGTTGGGTTTGTATTGAAATTAAGTGGAGGTGAATATTCAATAATTGGACAAATTGATATTTCAGTACTTAAAATACCAACATCCAAATCATCGATCTGTCCTGCCAACTTAGAAGACCTTAATATTTTATCAAATCCTTCAAGGTTATCGTCAGAATATTTTTGAACTTCTGCTCTTACCAATGATTCTAATTCTGCTGCACTCTTTTCAGTATTCTTTCTACTATAGTTTACAATAATATTTGTATCAGCATAAACGAATTCTGTTTGTTTAAAGATTGGTTCAATACCTAATGGAGCTCTTTCTTTTAAATAAGCAATATAAGAATTAGATAATGTTGTTGATATGATTTGAGTATCATCGTTTAAATAAACAGAAATAGCAACACGACCAAATTGAGGTGGATCTAACTGTTCACCACCATAAGCAGAGACCGCAGAAATTTCAGGGAATGCTTGTTGTAATAATACTTCGTAATCTTTTGTTGTAACTGCACGTTCTTGAACCTGTAATGATTTAGGAGCAAAGTAACGAATAGATTCTAATGATTCTCTTTCTTGACCACCTGCAGCTTGTGATAATGTAATAGGACTAATTTCTGCACCTTCAATAAAGCTTGCACTAAACGCAGAATCTTTACCTGCGCCATTTGGCTCTATTCCTGAACAGATTCTATATCTTACTCTTACATCTTCGAACTCTTGTGGTTGTAAACCAAATTGATTCTTACCAAAGTAAATTGAATACTTGTCATCAAGATAAGGTTCAAGATAGAATACTTTATCTAAAGGTCTTACTCCATAAATTGTATTTGCTCTTTGGAATACGTTAGCATCATCTGTTGCTTCAGCATCAACAAACACGACAATTGAATCTGTATCTACTTCGTTGTTTGTAAGGAATACTCTTAACACACCATCCGCGTCAACAATAAAACCTTCTCTTTGGAAACTTGATAACATTTCACCTTCATAAACATCAACACTTTCAGCAACGAAAGAATTGTTTTCATATGATTGTCCTGTCTGCGGATTGATATCACCAGCAACTACTCTTCTTGCTGTATATACTTGATTCGTAACAAATCCGAAACTTTCACCTTGATGAGATACTCTAAATTGAGAATACTTTGGAATTGTAATTGTTGAGCCTTCTTGATTTGGGTCAACGATTAATACAAATAATGTTGCCTTGGCAGATTTACGTGAACGAGGAATATAGTTTAATTCTTTTGCATGGGAAACGATTGAGTTCTTAAGGACGGCAGAGTCAAGAAACATTTCGTTAAGTGCCATATTTGTATAGAAGTTATTTTGATAACTATTAAACGCAAGAACGTCTAATAGGACACTCATATTCGATCCTTCAAAGTTATAGTCTTTGAATTGCGTTTGTGTTTGTAAATAAGTTCTTAATTGATCCTTGACTCTATCAAAGTCAAGTTCGGTAATTGGTGTTTTTGGATTTGCCATCTCTATCTATTCCTTTGTAATACAACATCTAACTGTATTGGCTGTTCTACCTGTCTTACATAAAAAGTAATACCAACATATACTTCACCATTATCAGGATCTGAACTTACTGAAACGTTAATAAGCTCAGCTCTTGGTTCGTATGTCTGAATTGTTGAAGTAACTCTGTCTTCTATTAATTTTAATGTACCGGGCGTTAAATTTTCAAATAACATCGCTCGAATATTACCACCTATATAAGGTTGCATTAATCTTTCACCGCGATCTGTTAATATAAGGTTCTTAATTGATTCTTTGACTGAGTCTTCATCTTTAAGTAATGCTAAATCTTTTGACACTGGACTAATAAGTAGATTCTTTCTAAAATCAGAATTTAAACTAATCTTTTTCCTTACTGGTGAAATGTAATCTGCTATTGCCATTATAGTATTTCTCTTATGTCTAAATGAATCTTATCGTCATATTCTTTAACGTATTTAAATCCACCCTTTAAAGCGTTTTCGATAAACTTAGCAGGATCTTCCATATCCTTCTTAATGTCTACAACCAAACCACTTAAATGTGAATTATCTTCTGGGCCGTCTGCTTCTTTATTGTAAGCTTTGCTAACCCAACCTTCGACTATTGTTAAAGGCTTTTCTTTATTCGTTGATTCTTGTAACCTTTTTAAATATACTTTAACATCAAGATCAACTCTTGTGTATGCGTATATACCTATACCTTCTTTTTCATCAAACGAATCACCTTCAACTTTAAATACATCTGATGACCCGGCAAATACATGCCCGCATCTTGGTAACTCTTTATAATCCTTGGCAGTAATTGGTTTAACATTTTTAGGTAAATTACCTGTATCAGTTTGTTCGTTACCACCAGGAGAAGTCCATCTACCTTGTAATCTATTTATTACCTCTTTCCTAGTTGTTGGAGAATACCTGATGCCACCTGCTCGTATTGCTGATGATTCGTTAATTCTTGAAATATTTTTAAGACGATCTACGATTGTGGCATACCTTCTCGTATAATCATCAAGTGGTTTATTGATATCACGTATTAATGCTTCAATACTTCCAGCAAGTGCACAGATACGAGAAATGATATATTGAATCTCTTCAATACCTGGTGATTCAAACGCGGCTATTGCGTAATCAATTAAACCTTTTACTTTATCCTTAATTCCTTTCTTGTTCTCTTCTGTAAAGAATGCGCACATTTGTTCTCTTGTTGTCATAATACCTTTTACAACATTCTTATTTACAAATGTTTCAGCTTCTTCGGTCAACGCAGAAGGATCAAAGTTTTCTATCATATCTTGTACTTCATTAAATACTCGATCTATGACATCTGTAATTCTTCCTTTAATGGATTTAATTAAATTATCAATTAATTGCTGAACTGTAAGATCTTTAATTCCATCATATCCTCTCTGAATCTTACCAACGATTTCTAAAGCATCGGCTATAATACCTTCAACCACTCCAATTAAATCAAAGAAAGCATCTACTGAAGCAAAGAACGAATCAAACTTATCACAAAAGCCACCTAAGATAGATGTATTGAAATCATTCTTATAATATGCATCAAGGTTTCTTGCTAACTTAGGAGCATCATTATCAGTTAATAAATTGGCAGGAGTATAATTATATGCTTGAATAAAATCAGCAACCTCCAGGTTTGATATATCACCGCGTTCCCACCTATCTGATAGATCTGGGTAATTATCAAGGGAACCAATTTGTTGTCTTAGTAAGCCGTTTAGATAACTTGTCGCCGCATATATCCCATTACCGTATTTGTTTACTGCTCTACTGAGTGGATTGTTTTCTGCATCTCTTACAATACTTTCCGCAATTTCTGAAGTAACAACATCAATCTGCGCAAGAGTATATCTTCCTAAACCATCAGTGACAGGTCTTGCACCGATAGATAAGGTATTCTGAGTTATCTGATCATTAGGATCAACGCATGGATCAGACATTTCTTCTACCTCTTCTTGTTAACTTTTTCGTTTGATCTTTAGCAGAATCATCGAGAGCTGAAATATAACCACCAGAATAACCCATCGCAAAATAACCACGAGGAACAATAGAAGTTGACTTCTTAGGTGGTTCTGGCATTTTAATTAGATTCATACCCCAAGCTCCAAGTCCTAGTGGTGCAAAGTCAGCAACAATAGCAAGGAACGCATTAACAGGATTAAGTACCTTCGTAATAAATTCTGGACTATTTCCTGTAGGATATGCCCAACCTGAAGTAATGCCTGGTAAAGGAGCAACGACAGGTGCGGAAATAGCAGGAGGCAATAAAACAGGTATACTTGGTATTGAAACTGCAGCAACTGGTACACTGTATGCTCCATTATAAGATACAGGACCTGCTGGTAATGGTGCACCTAATGTTGTAAAGTCACCTCTTGTTGCCGCGACCGAAGTAGCAATAACCGATGGAGTATTCACAACACTGCTTGCAGTAATTATACCTGCATTAAGAGCAGTCGCATTGAATATTCCAATATGAGAAGTCAATACTGAAGCAATATTCATTGATGGCGTCGTTAAACTCCATCCTGGTGTAGGTACTGATGTTCCTGTTAATAATGTAGGAGGTATTAAACCACTTGCTAGGTTAATAATATTTGAAGCAGCGTTATGTATATCACCTGGAGTAGATAACTTAATTGCTTTGGTTGAGAATACATCGTAAGTATTTAATGCTGTATTTTTAATATTCTTGGCAACGAAGTTTAATTGGTTAACAGATTCAAACTGTATTTCTTTTTTACCAAACAGAGTCATAATACCTGCATTGGCTTCTAACTTAACTTCCGATCCTCTTAAATTTGTTTGATCACTACCATTTAAATTTAACGAAGCACCTGAAGCAATTTCCGTATGACCATGTACAAGTAATTTATAATCACCTTCTACTTCTTCTGTTTTATTTCCTTTAACATAAACATGAGAATTACCGTTAATGGTAACTACACTATGTCCTGATGATTCATGTTTTGTTCCAATATTAATTTCATAACGATCTGCTTCAGCTCTTTCTGAAACAGTACCTTTAGAATCTATTTGAATATATGCACCTGAGTCATGAGTAATTTGAATTCTTTCTGCACCAGGAGAATCATCTATTTCAATTGAATGCTTTCCTGTTTTAATTACTCTGTTATATGGATATTTTGCTGCGTAAGCTGGTGGTGGTTCAGACCACGTTTCATCCATATCAGCAATCTTTTGATCGTGTACTCTATTGGCTGCTTGTTGTAATAAGTATGTTTCGTTTAATAATTCACCACGAGCTAATCTATCAGGACCGCCTCCCGCGTTGAAATCATTTGGATTATAACCTCTTGCTAATAATTCACCATTCTTTTCTGCGATAACACCTTCACCATCTTTTGTTGGATTTGATTCTGTGTTATACATACCAGGCAATAATCCTAGTATGACAGGATGCTGAGCCATTCTTCCATCAAGGAACATTCCATATACATATGAATTTAATGGAGGAGGTGGATTGTTTGGATCGTAATTACCTGAAGCACAAATAGCCCAAGGTAAATCTGTAGAAGCAATTTCTTTATTTGTTC